TGATTCACACCATATACCACAATCAGCAAGTAAATCTATTTGAGGTATACAAACTGCACCTTTAGAAGGGATTGTAAATTTCGAAAATTGAGCCATTGCTGCTTCTGCTTCAAGATAAACAATTAAACCTTGAGTATTAGCTGTAGAACTTAATCCACCATCATATGTAAAACCTGTATGTTTAATAAACACCATCTTATAATCTGTAGCATCTGCACCTAATTGAAGGTAATTTGCTGGTGTACCTGAATTTACTGGACAATTACCATAGTCTGGACTCCCAGCGGTCGTCCCTGCATATCCAACTGTTGTATGAGCTGTTGAAGATGTTGTTGCTATGCTTCCAGAAGCTCCTATTGTTTTGCCAATATCAAGTTCTAAAACATCTACCTCAGCAGATGCATTTGATACTGCTGCTAAAGTTACTATTGGTGTCAGGCTAACTGAATATTCTACTCTACCCGCCATTTTTATCTCCTTTGTTGTTGAGCAGCTTGTTGTTGAGCTGCCATTGTTCTATTAATCATTTTAGAATTGTTCTGAATATACATCTTTATGCAGTTAACAGACCATTCATAATATTTTTTTGACTCAGCAGAATAGTAAGCTGCGTTTTGTGTTGCTGAACCAATTTTTGCAGTTTTTTCTCCAACTTGAGATTGGTATTTCTGTAATTCAGCACCAAATAAAGCAACTTTATTTTGATATTCTTGAGACTCTTTCTGTAATGTATTTACAAAATCTTGAACTTCTTTGTTCATATCTTGCTGATAAACATTAACTTCAGTATTATATTTTTGAAGCTTACTAGCATACTCATCAACATCTTCTTTATAATTACTCATAGCATTTTGAAGTGCTATTTGGACATCTTTACCTAAATTAGTAGACTTAATTTGTAAATCAATATCTACATTTTTTAAAGCTTGTTGTATTTCTTTTTGAAAGTTCTCAGTTTTTCTAGCTACATCTTCTTGATAGACAATCTGTTCTTTATTAAAATTATTTAATTCATTTTGAATATCAGCTTGATAAGTCTGTAAAAGACTACCATAATCAGTTTGGTATTTCTGGAAATTTTGAGTCCATTCTTCTGCAGTCCATTTTTGTATTATAGCATTTACTTCAGCCTGATATGACTGATTCTCTGCTCCATATTTCTGTATTTTAGAAGCATATTCTTGTACATCTGCTTGAAAATTTTGTAAAGCGTTTTGAAGACCTAACTGAACATCTTTATCTAAACCAGCTTTTCTAACTGCAAATTCGTGTTGAGCATTTTGTATAGCTTGCTGAACTTCCTTCTGAAAATTCTGTGTCTTCTTATTTATATCTTGTTGATATTCTACATTAGATGCATTAAAAACATTTAAATTATTATTTACATCATTAGCATATTTCTGTATGTTAATATTATTTTCTGATTGCCATTCATTTATCTGAGCATTATTACCATTAATAACTTCATTAACTTTACTATTATACTCATTTAATTCAGCAGAAAACTTCTGTACTCTTTGGCTATCATCACCAGCAGATAACTGAGCATTTTGGATAGATACTTGTAGCTGAGCCTGGTATTCTGCATTTTCTTGATTAAATTTAGACTGAGATTCATTCATCTTAGCACTATATTCACCAACCTTAACATTAATCTCTTGTACCCTTGCTGATAGCATTTCACTATCTTCCTCTGTACTAATCCAAGAATTTGTATCTGTATAGTCAGGAGGGTGCATTACAGGAGGTGTAAATGTTGGGACATCTGCAGTAAATGATACAGAATTATCTACTATTATAGGGGATGTAGGTGTATCTGGAAACGTCCAAGTTAAATCAGGGAAACTTGTAATAATCAATACTGGAGGTGAATAAGTAGGTGTTCCTGTGGCACTAGCCATATCACCTATGTTAATAATCGGTGTTACTATATCATCAACGCTAGCTTCAGTATATGTAAAACTTGGTGAAGGAGGGACAACAGGGATATTAGGTAAAGTCAATGCACCTACACTACCTAATGATGGAGCACTGAATACTGGCTTTATATAACCTGGAGCACTTGTAGTTAATAACGCCTTATCTGATATTCCTACTATTGGTTTTACAATGTCATCTACACTCGCATCTGTGTATGTAAAATTAGGTGTTTCAGGTGCTACTGGAGCAGTGACACTTATAGTTAAACCACTACCAAAATCAGGAGATGAAGGAGCTGCAGGCAATAATAAATCTGTCCAATCTATAATTTTTCCACTAGCAAGTTTATCAAATTCATGTGAAGATGCTCTAAATACTACCGCTTCTCTTAAATCAGATTCATCATCTACTTTAGAGTAATCAATATATTGAGCATGTCCTGTATATGTATTATCTGGGTCTGGCTTTATAATAACTCTATTTCCATCAGCTATATAATACTTTGGAAATATATTTGTAGCTTTATGAAGACTTGAACTGTTACCTATAAACCCACGCATTTCTGGTGAAACCTGTCTTGCTTCAAATTGGTCTCTCCTAACAAAAATTACTGAATCTGCTTTTTGAGGTAAGGTAATTTGTTGATTACTATTATTACCTCCGTGAGTTGCTGGGGATGTTTCTGTTATTGCCCACAACATTAATTCACTTGGGATTGAAGACACAACAAATCTTTGAGCATCTTCTATACTATAAGTAGATAATGAAGATATTCCAGTTATATCTTTTACGCTTTGTGCTATATCAGTTGTTGCCATAATTAATTCTTTTTAGGAATCGCCCGCCCACAGAAAGGAAAAAAGAGCAAGCGGGCTATCCTGTTTATCTTTATAATGAGCTATTACCTCTCAAATTTCAGATTTAACCAACTTAAGGTACGATTGGGGTTGAGCACTGGATTAACACTCTAGCTGTACCAGCAGTTGAGCTTTCAGTATTTACAGTGATAGATATTACATCATCAGATGAGTAATATTTACCTAATGTATTTGCTCCTGCAGGTAAACCAACTATTGTGTTAGCAGTCCCTAACCCAGAAGAATCGGCAGCTCCATCTACATCAGCAAGATATAAATCAGCATCTCCAGAATCTCCTACGTCTATGTCAAGGTCAGCAGCGGTGCCTCCAGTAGCAGCAGCTATGCTTTCAATTTGGACTTTGTGTACAAATGTCCCAGCAGGGATATTCACACTTCCTATTACATCTCCATCAGCTATATCAGCTGCAGCAAATGAAACGGTAGGTCCAACAAGTAAATACATAGCATTGTCTACTAGTGCATCAGCTTTATTTTGTCCGTATAAAGGATTTGCCATTATTCAAACCTCCTTTATGACCAGATAGCGTGGGCTTCTGGCATTGACCATTCCATCCCCGCTTCTGTTTGGATTAAGTCAACCCTGCGGTCAACACCACTGTTTTCTAAGGTTTGTACACCTACATAGATAGCAGTATCTCGATTTAAGCCATTACCAACAAGAGGTCTGTATTTACAGTACTTCATGTTAACAGCTAAGATTTTGATAACACTTCCATCAAGGTGGATGTTTCTAGCTACATTCATATCACCGTAAGGTGTACTAATTGTAGTTATATCAACACCAAAAACCTTCTTTTTACCCATAAGCGACATATCAGCACGTGCTAGAGACCTTATGTCTCCCGTTCCAGCTGTAGTATTAGGTGTACCACCTGTAAACGCCTGTACGGAACCAAGATTATTAGCAAAGTACCCACTTAGTTTATGCAACCAATTGTAAGTTGCAGTATCCACAAAAAACAATGATGCATTTGCACTATTGTATCGTGGGTCTAAGAAAGAACTTAAATCATCCAAGAAATCATCTTGGGTCTTGGTAGCATGTGTCAATCCAAACGAATTACCGTATGAAGTGATATAGTCTACAGCGCCTTGCGTTGTCCACGCTCCGCCTGCTGTGTCATATTCTCCATTAAACAGTAATGACTGTTCGATGTCCCACTTATGCTCTATTAGCTTCTCACGCCAAACACGGGCCCATTCATTAGCATCATACTTTAGCACGGTAGCACGAGTTGTGTTATCCATTGCCATTGCAGTCTTCCAAATCTGGGTATTCCCATATGAGGTTGAGAAGGGTTGGTCTTTCCATGTCTCTGGATAACCAGAGCCTTGTTCGTGAGCAGTACCTACAACATAAACACGAAACGGTTCAAGAGTTTCCTGAGAAACTGCTGTTTCCGATAGTGTCGCATCATACCTTACTGAGAGGTGAGCTCCCATATAATAGTAAGATGCTGAAGCTGCTGGTCTAACTATTGTACAAGTTAGTTCCTTGTACCCAGCTGAGCCATCTGACACATTCGTTATACGTAGTACCTGGTAATCAACTAAAACTGCATTTGAGGCAGTGGACGCATCCGCTGAACTCAAAGGCACTTTAATTAATTGTCCTTCCATGAAGAACTGAGGTGTAGTTCCTGATACTCCCATTACCTGAGAAACTGTATTACCTAGGACATTGTTAAGATTACCATTTTTAGCATAATCTGTACCAACTGTAAGTATAACAGAACCAGAATTAGAAGCAACTTCAGAAATAGCAGTAGATGCCGAAGCACCACCAGTTACCACATAACCGTATCGTTTATGAAAGGAGGGCCTGCGTTCGGTGAACTTGAACTGAGGGTCGTCAGTTGGCCCCTTCGCTATTTTAGATACAAATCTGAAAAAAGGGTCTGATGCTATTGCCAGCTCAGATACCCTTTCTCCAAAATTATATTTCCTGCGAAGGTCGCCAGTTGCAAACCCAGAAGCATCTCTTTGTGGCCCAGCGAAATCTGGTACACTGTGAGTGCCTAGGTTGAATAAATCAGCCATTTTTACCTTCTCCTTCTTTAGAGATTAAGCATCTGGCAATGACTGAAAAAAGTTCAGCTATTAACCAAATGCGGATTCGAGTTTCTTGTCAATCCCTAATATAGCATCAAATAAAGTGTCTTCAGTAGACGAGCTGACTGGTGTGCTTCCAGACGCTGCAAGAGTTGTAGGCTGAGATTGAGTCTTCTGCATTTGAGAAGATACCCTCTTATTAGCTTCCATCTCTATATTATTCTCCCTGTTCTCACGATTCTTCAAATAATAAATATCATCTAATTGAAGTGTATGGTTCTTAGCGTAATCAACAAAAGAGCCCCACTCGTCATCATTCATATTATGCTTCTGACGAAAGTTTCCTTCTCTTGATGCTTTCACTTGTTCATTCTTCTGAAAACTTAAAGCTTCCTTAAGACGTTTCTTCACAACACCATCAATAGTTGCACCCATTAGTTTAGCAGAATCAGATTCTGGATTAGAATAAGCTTCATCCTGGTCAAACACAAAGTCTTCCTCTAACTCAAGTCTTTCTTTCATACTTGTAGGGGCTTGACCTCCGCCCTCAAAATAATTCCTCACATGAGTAATTAATTCAGGGTCGTCCTTCATAGCACTTAATATGGGCATATAAGGTTCTATATCCTGTAATTGCTTGTTAAGGCGCTTACCTTCACGACTAGAATCCTGATACCTTTTTTCCCAATTAGTACTACCATTTTGCTGAACTTCTGGGGGGCTCTGTAGTGGGTCAGCACTCTTATAAGAGGTTGGTTCAGAATGTTCTTTTTGGGATTCAATAATCCCACTGTTAACAGATTGGTCTAGTGCATTAAAAAAGTCACTAGCGTTCTCTGCGCTATGGGCCTCGCTGGGGGCACTTTCTTGTACGTTACCAGTTTGTTCTTCCATAATTCTTACTCCTTTACTTTCTTGTAATTTAAATCTTTATCTATTATAAACACAACAATTATTTATTATCTGTTTTAGCTTTTTCTTTTCCCATCTGGACAGCAAGTTTCATTTCATTTTTAGCTGCTTTAAACTCTTGTTCCATAGCTCCTCTTAATAATTTCTGCTGAGCTTCAGTTTCTAATACATCTTTTCTAACTTCATTATCACCTTGTTGTATCTTCATCTTAATACCAGCTTGTACTAATTGACGCTCTAATGTCTCAATAGTTCCTTCTTTATCCTTAACAGCTTCTGATAATTGTTGTAATTGTCCCTGTAGCTGTGAATATAATGACTTCCTTTCAAGTAGTTTTTCTTTATTTCTAATATCAGTTTCAGCTACCATTGCTATATCATCAATCAGTCCAGCTTGGAACCATCTAAAATATTCTTCTAATAAAGCCCATCTATTAATAGGCATTGTAGCCCCTGCAACCACTCTTATATCAAATCTAGCAGATTCATAATCTAAAAACTTACCAATCACCTTACCATAATCATTATAAATTGGGATATTAATCCTTTGTTCCTTTTCTTCTCCACCTTCTTGTTGACCAGCTTCAGGTTGGACAATACGAAAAACCTTATCTATTGTGTAATGCTTTTGAGCAACTTGCATAAAAACTTTACCCAAATGCTCTAAAGCAGGTTCAGTAACACTACCCATCCAAGCTTTTAACCTTCTTGTACCAAACTCATCATTAGCTAACAACCCTCTATATGTCTCAGGTTGGTCTTTTGTAAATCCCATCATAGCAGATGGTACACCACTTATATATTCAGCATCTTGTTTCCCTTCCTGGACTACAGTAAAGAAAGCATTATTAATAGGTGCTGGTAATACTGGGGTTGGAGGCTGGAACCCCTGTCTATACTTCAATAATGCACCAGGTGAAGAAGAATATTGAGTCCATTCCTCCTCTGGTACTGAACCTTCTTCATACATCCATCTCAGATTAGATGCTAAATTAGCATTATGTAACATAATCTGATGAGCTTTATTGATTTCTTGCTGTTTACCTACTAAAGGAAGAATTGCACTCATAGGATAAGGAGTCCCAGTATACATATAAGGCACTGGTACTATGGGGTATTCAGTATAAGGTAAAATATATTCATATAATAATATATTATCACTTACACTACATGTTAGCTTAATCCTAGTCTCATAAAATTTTATAGCATTAACTATATTTTTAGCAATCCTTTCATCTTTAACAATAACCTGATACTCAGCATCTCCCATTATCTTATTCTCTGTAACCATAGCAGCGTCTTGAGCCTGAGACATTAGCTCTTGTTCTTTTTCTGCTACTGCCTGTTGAGACATTTTCTGAGCATTTTGCATCTCTAATTTGGCCCTGTCTTCTATAATCTCGCCAGACTGCAAAGCCTCTTGAAGTTGTGCTTCCTTTTCTTTTAACTGGACTTCCAACTCTTGGGCGAACTCGGCCATTTGTACTCTAACCTGTTCTTGTATTTGTTGCTGTTGTTCTTTAGACAACTCAAATTGAAATGTAACATTCCAGAAGACTTCTTTTATCTTCTCATAAGTTTCAAAATAAGGAAGTATTATATCATCTTCACCTTCTGGCGTAATACCAATCATAGTATCTTCAGGCTGAACAGATTGTGATGTATTAAAATCTTTTTGGCTATAAGACTCGTTAT